TAAAGGTTCTGACGATGGTAGATTTATAGGAACCAATGTTCTTAACGAAGCATTCCTTGAGAGATTTGCTATCACACTAGAGCAAGAGTATCCAACAGTTACTATCGAGAACAAGATTCTTACCAAGATTGCTACTGATCTAAACGTCAACGACAAAGACTTTGTATCTCGTCTATGTGACTGGGCACAAGTTATTCGTAAGACATTCAATGACGGTGGTATTGATGAAGTGATCTCTACTCGTAGACTTGTACACATTATGCGTGCATACTCAATCTTCAAAAAGAAGGAAGATGCAATCAAGTACAGCATCAACAGATTCGATGATGAGACTAAGCAAGCATTCTTAGAACTCTATGATAAAATAGATGTTGACTTCCAAAAGGAAGACTGATATACTAGGGGGGTATAAACTCCCCTTTTATAATGTTCAAGTATGAAGAGGATAAACTCCTCAAAGAAATTTACAAGTACATTGAAAAGACCTATGAAGGTCATTATTCAAATGGACAAGTACAAACACTTGACATTATAGAATCGGTTGGCGATGCTGAAGCATTCTGTAGAAGTAATATTCTAAAGTATGCTTCTCGTTACGACCGCAAAGGAACAGCAAGGAAGGACATTGTTAAAATCGTTCACTATGCTATACTCTTATTACATTTCTCCGATAAGTCTGACAACAATGACCCAAGTTAAATTAACTAAATCCACATTCAACACACTTAAAAATTTTGCGACGATCAACAAATCTATTGTTATCAATCCTGGTTCTAAAATCCGTACGATCAGTGTTAACAAAAACATATTTGCTTCTGCTGAAGTCGAAGAAGTCTTTCCTACACAAGTCCCCATTTATGACCTCGGTGTATTTCTCTCTGGTCTCTCGATGTTTGAGAACCCTATCTTTGATTTCAGTTCAGACAGTAAGGTTATCATCAAAGATGAATCAGGTGCGGAATCGAACTTCTTCTACAGTGACCCAGAACTGGTAGTACAACCTCCTAAAGATGGAGTAAAACTACCTGACACTAAGACAGTTAAGTTTACTCTTAAACCTAATGTGTTAGATAATCTTTTACGTGCAGCATCAGTTTATGCAGTTCAAGATTTATGTTTATATTCTAAGAATGGTTCTCTCGTATTAACTGTATGTGATAAAAAGAATGAGACATCTAACAGTTACGAAGTGCCAGTAGGAACAACAGATGAAGATGATCTATGCTATTGTTTCAAAGTAGAAAATCTCAGGTTGCAACCAGAAGAATATAATGTTACAATCTATGATAATAGATGTGCTCTATTTGATGCAGTAAATCGTGATCTGCAATACTTTATCGCTCTTGAACCACAATGAAACTTAAGAACACAGAAACTCCACAACAACTACTAGCACGTTTTGAGAAACGTATGAAACAACTAACTGCTAGACAAGATGAGTTACAAGAATCTTTCGATGAGTACATAAAACTGGAACAAGATATTTACAGACTTCAAGGATCTGTAGATGCAGTTACTTACATAGCAACTGGTAAACTTCCTGGAGATGGAAACCACGGTGGTATGAAAGATCACAAACCTGTAAAACACGGTGAACTAGACGCACTAGACTAAATGAAAGAATTTGATTATGGACTCGATTACAAGAGACTTGATTTTACAGACGAGGAAACTCGTGAACTTTATCGTATTGGAAGGGGAGAGCAAGGAGTTTTACTGGTTCGCCCTTATACTAACGACATATGTGCTCATTGGAGATTCAAAACTCCTGACGAAGCAGTAACATCATCCAATAAAATTTACTCGATGTATCTCAACTACAGGGATGAAGAGGATTTTATTGGTATGGATATGTGTAGAAAGTTTTTGGAAATGGGTTTTACTAGATCAAGACGTTATGCCAATCACAACACAGGTAAGAAATATGATGATAAAGGAAATGTAACACCCCAAGAACCAGATCATATGACAAGTAAGTATGCTAAGTCTGCACAAATATTTAAAAAGATAAGAGACATTGTTGCTAAATGTGACACCTATGTTAGGATGAGAAAAGAATGGAGATCTAAAGAATGAATATTTTTGTCACAGATGCTGACCCTGTAAAGTCAGCACAGGTATTACCTGACAAACATATTGTCAAGATGCCACTAGAAACTTGCCAAATGCTTTCTATTGTTGCATCAGAAAAATGGGGTCACGGTTTCGGTGTTTTACCCAAGTTAGATGGTGCTCCATACAAAACAGACAAAGGTGCATTTCGTAATCATCCTTGTACAGTATGGGCACAGACATACTTCCGTTGGTTAATACAACACGGACTTGCTTTATGTGCAGAGTACACTCATCGTTATGGTAAGACACACAGTTGTCAACATACTATCGAATGTGCTGATACCATATTTCCTGACAGTCCTACACCCACAAATTTTGTAAGAGCAATGTATGATGAGTTTAAGTACGATAATACTATCGATACTTTTACAGCATATAAAAGATATATTGCATCTAAACCTTGGGTATGCGATAATTATCTTCGTAGACCAGAACGCAAACCTTCTTGGATTTAATAATGAGTAATTTTTTGTGGGTTGAAAAATACAGACCCAAAACTATTGATGATTGTATTCTTCCAGAGAATATAAAAGAAGTCTTAAATAAATTCGTAGAGAAGGGAGAACTACCTAATCTATTATTATCAGGTCCTCCTGGAATTGGAAAGACTACTGTTGCTAAAGCAATGTGTGAACAGATTGGTGCAGACTACTATGTAATCAATGGATCTGATGAAGGTAGGTTCTTAGACACAGTAAGAAACAATGCAAAGAACTTTGCTTCTACTGTATCCCTAGCATCATCTGCAAGTCATAAGGTAATTATTATTGATGAAGCAGACAATACTACTCACGATGTTCAACTTCTACTTAGAGCATCTATAGAAGAGTTTAGTAGTAACTGTAGATTTATTTTTACTTGTAACTATAAAAATAAAATTATTGAACCATTACATTCAAGATGTAGTGTAATTGATTTCTCAGTTACAGGAAAAGAGAAAGCAACTATTGCAGCAGAATTTTTTACTAGCATCAAAACTATACTAGATAAAGAACACGTAGGTTATGAACCTAAAGTTGTTGCTGCTCTAGTACAGAAGTATTTTCCTGACTTTAGAAGAACCCTAAATGAATTACAAAGGTATTCTTCTATTGGACAAATTGACACAGGTGTTCTTGCTGTTCAACAAGCAACTAATCTAAATGATTTAGTAACTCATCTAAAAACAAAAGAGTTTACAAAGATGCGTAAGTGGGTTGTATCTAACTTAGACAATGATCCTAATTCTATTATGAGAACTATCTATGATTCTCTGTATGATCATTTACAACCACAAAGTATTCCACAGGCAGTTCTAATCATTGCTGACTACCAATACAAAACTGCATTTGTTGCAGATCAAGAAATTAATTTAGTTGCGTTCCTAACCGAGATGATGATGCAATGTCAATACAAGTAGGATATATTCCAAAAGACATATCAGATTTTATGTATGAGGTCTTGTGCAGAGATAATACCTTTCCGTGGTTTTATCAAGAGCAGACCTCATTTTATAATGGCACCTTTGAAGTATTGCAGTTAGATGGTTATGAAGAACATCCATACTTTGCACATACTATTGTTACTGACAGTCAGATAAAATCAAACGCATACGATATTGTATTTGATAGATTTTGGAAATGGATGGTAAAGAATGTTGATGGAGATTTTGGTGAATTGATTCGTGTACGTGCAGCAAAGACTATGAAGAATAGAGTTCCACCTACACAACCACACGTTGATGCACCGTTTGGACATTGGGTTATGATTTATTTTGTTGATAATAGCGATGGTCCAACTACCATATATAAAGAACGGTATGGTGAAAATCCAGAGAACGTAAGACCCAAACAATACATAGATCCTGAGAAAGGAAAGTATGTAATCTTTGATGGTCGTATGTATCATTCTGGTAATGCACCTAGGAAACACGATTCCAGAACTATCTTGAATATTAATTATTATGGAGACACACGAATTCTTTCCAGTTAAATTTTACTCATTTGACAATACAGATTTAGTAGAACCTACTTTACAATCTCTTATGGATTGTGAACGTGGGTTATTTAATATTCCTAATACTGTAGAGACTACAAAGGGCGACTTATTTCAGAGAGACGAGTTTAAAGATTTACATTTATGGTTTGAAGAGTGTCTTGAAAATATAAAGAGAGAAGAACAACTACAGTTTGAAGGTAATTTTAAAGTCTGTATGTCTTGGGGAAATGTAAGTGGTCCTGATAGTGGTGGATGCCATCAAGCACACAGACATCCATTCGCATACCTGTCTGGTATCTATTACCTCACAGAGGGGTCTCCTACGGTCTTCCAGGATCCTCTGACAGCACGTACGATGAATCAGTTGGAAATCATAAGCGGTACATATGAAAATGCTGTAGCAATAGAACCATCTGTAGGACAATTACTGATCTGGCCAAGTTGGATGATTCATTGGTCTGTTCCACATCACGGTCCAGAACCACGTGCTGCTATAGCGTGGAATGCTTTACCTGATGGTGGTGTTAACTTTGGTCCGTTCGGACAGAATATGGTAAACCTAAAAGTAAACTAATGTTATTAACTCCTTTCGGTCCTAAAATTTATCAAGGCAAAATAGATGATGAGGTAAGACTAGATTTGTTGAGATATGCTTTTGAAGCGGAACCATCTCAAGATGCGTCTGGTATATTAGCAGGACAACTAGAAGAACAGTATTACATTTACCCAAGTAAACGTGACCTAGATGAATTACGTAAACACATTGGCACATATACTAATCAAAACTATATTGATATAGAACCTATCTGGGTAAATTTTCAACGTGCAGATGATTGGCAACCTATACATAACCACGCAGGAGAATTTAGTTTTGTGGTTTATGTAGATATTCCACCTGGGATGTATGATGAACCAGAGATAGCAGGTTCTATTGTCTTTAACTATGGAGAACAGTTACCACACTCAAGATGTCAGTATGGTCCTATCAAACCACAGGTAGGTGATATTTTTATTTTTCCTGCTTGGTTAAAACATTGTGTGTATCCCTACAAATCTACTGGACAAAGAGTATCAGTTAGTGGTAATATAATAACAAGATTAAATTCGTAATGAAATCATTGAAGACTCCTCTGAGGTATCCTGGTGGAAAGTCTAGAGTAGCACCAATGCTCGTGGATAAAATGCCACGCATAACAGAATACAGAGAACCTTTCCTTGGTGGTGGTTCTACTGCTATAGAATTTACAAAAAGATATAGAGACATACCTGTATGGGTAAATGATCTATATGTTCCTTTGTATAATTTCTGGACAATATTACAGGAAGATCCTGATACTTTATCTGATGCCCTAATGGGATTGAAGATGAATCACGATACTCCTGAGAAAGCAAGAGAACTATATCACTCAGCAAAGACTAGGGTTAATGACCCTGATATATTTTTGTCTGCTGTTTACTTCTGGGTGATGAATAAATGTTCTTACTCAGGTCTAACAGAAAACTCATCATTTTCACCACAGGCATCAGTACAAAATTTTACTAAGAAAGGTATTAAGAACTTACCTTATTATGGAGAACTGATTCAAGATTGGAAGATAACTAACTTAGATTATAAAAAATGTTTTGGTGACGATGCTTTTCTTTTCTTAGATCCTCCATATGATATTAAAGATTTTTTATATGGTGGCAAAGGTGGAACAATGCACAAAGGTTTTGATCACAAACAGTTTGCATATCATTGTGCAGAGACAACAAATGATTGGATGATTACTTATAACATCAATGAAAACATTGAAGATCTATTCAAGAGATATACAATAGAAAAATATTCCATTACGTATGGAATG